TACTCCGACCGCAAGCAGACCACGATTTGGGAGTTTGACAAGCCGAAGAAAAACGGCGACCACCCCACGATGAAACCGATTCCGCTTATTGCGTATCCAATAAAGAATTCAAGTATGAGCAACTGTATTGTCCTCGACCCGTTCGGCGGTTCGGGCAGTACGCTCATTGCTTGTGAGCAGACGAACCGCATTTGTCACACAATTGAGCTTGACGAAAAGTTCTGCGATGTTATCGTGAAGCGGTATATTGAGCAAGTCGGTTCTGCGGAGAATGTGTCTGTGGTTCGTGACGGAAAGACGATTGCTTATTCCGAACTGGAGGTCGCCGATGAAGAATGAACTCACGCTTGGCAGCCTTTTTGACGGCAGCGGCGGTTTCCCGCTCGGAGGAATGCTTGCTGGCATTACTCCTCTGTGGGCTTCGGAAATCGAACCGTTCGCCGTTCGGGTAACAACGAAAAGGCTACCGCAGATGAAACACTACGGAGATGTGTCTGCGCTAAACGGCGCTGACCTGCCGCCTGTGGATATAATCACGTTCGGCAGTCCGTGCCAGGACATGAGCATTGCCGGAAAACGCAGCGGTCTTGACGGTTCGCGGTCGAGTCTGTTCTATGAGGCGGTCAGAATTATAAAAGAAATGAGGTGCGCTACCAATGGCAAATATCCAAGGTTCTGCGTGTGGGAAAACGTCCCTGGAGCGTTCTCGTCTAACAAAGGCGAGGATTTCCGGTGCGTCCTCGAAAGCCTGTGCAGGGTCAGGGACGAAACCGTTTCTGTTCCTAGATGTGAGAAATGGACAAACGCAGGAGAGATACTGGCAGACGGTTTCTCAATCGCCTGGCGAGTGCTTGACGCGCAATACTGGGGAGTCCCCCAGAGAAGAAAACGCATCTACCTTGTCGCAGATTTTGATAGCGAATGCGCCGGAAAAATACTGTTTGAGTCCGAAGGCTTGTCGGGGTATTCTGCGGAGGGCTTCAAAGCGTGGCAAAGAACTGCCGCCGCTGCTGAAAGCGGCTCTGGAGCGACAGGCGCGGTCTGTCTGAACGACCAGGGCGGCAACAGAATGGACGTAACGGAGGAAGTAACCTGCACTCTCCGAGCCGAAGCTCATCACCCACCGTGCGTGATGGAGTCCGCAGCAGGGTTTTGCACGGAACACTCCGCGAAAGCCCGTGGAATAGGCTATGAGGAAGAAACCTCGCCTACACTCCGCGCAGGGACTGTTCCTGCGACTGTCTATGAGAATCATTCACAGGATACACGCTACACCGAGTTAAACGGAATTGCTCCTACCGTTTTGTCAACCTATGGAACGGGCGGCAACAATCAGCCGTTTGTGGTTGAAGATACGCGCTGTTTTGATGTGCGATTTACCTCCGAAGGCACTCGGAATGCCCGTCAGAACTGTTACGAAACAGACACCTCACGGACGATAGATACGGGCGGTAATTCTCCCGACTCAAATCAAGGCGGCGTGGCAGTCGTAGCCGTCCAGGGTTCGATGATAGGCAGAACCGATAAGAACGGCCCGCAAGGCAGCGGCATTAACGAGGATATTTCTTTCACCTTGAACACAACCGACCGACACGCAGTAGCTTTTTCACAAGACAGCTACACCAAGTACAGCGAAAACGATAAATGCGGAGCGTTAAGAGCCGCAGGTGGAATGTACGGAGGTGGCTCGGAAACGTTGGTTTACAGTACAAGCAAGAATTCTTACCACACAGATGCCGAGGAGAATATCGCAAACACGCTTGTTGCGACCGACTACAAAGACCCGCCCACCGTGAACTCTCCCGAATACATAGTCCGTAGGCTCACTCCGACCGAGTGCGCTCGGCTGCAAGGCTTTCCCGATTGGTGGTGCAGCGACCTCGGAACGGACGAACCCACCGATGATGAAATCAAGTTTTGGAGAGATGTCTTTGAAACACACCGAAAGATTGTCGGAACTTCCTCAAAGCCGAAATCCGACGGCCAAATCCGTTCATGGCTGAAAAATCCCCACAGCGACTCTGCCGAGTACAAGCTGTGGGGTAACGGTGTGACTTTACCGTGTGTTTTCTTTGTGCTGTCGGGAATAGCGTGGGTTACTTCTTGCCGGAAGTAGTAGAGCCGGGATTGTCGCCGAGCACGATTTTTCCGTGCTTTTCCTCAAACTTCTCGATACATTCACGGATAAGAACGATTATCTGACCGTTTGCGGAACGCGCCTCATAATCGGCAACGTAATGCAGTTTGTCGAGCATTTCATCATCAATTCTGATGGATAAACTCTTTGTAGCCATAAAAAACCTCCTGAATATATTCAATATGGCTTTATTTTAACACCGATTTGTGCTATAATGTATGGGGTGAATTCTAAATGCGTTCATAATATGTTTATGGTGAGGGTAAAATGAAAGTTGCTGTTATTGGTTCAAGAGGTCTTTGTGTGTCTGATTTAGGCAAATTTCTCCCCGAAAACACCACGGAAATCGTTTCGGGAGGGGCTAAAGGGGTGGATAGCTCGGCAAGAGAATACGCGCTGTCGCACGGAATAAAGCTGACGGAGTTTCTGCCGGAATACACAAGGTTCGGCAGGAGCGCGCCGCTGAAACGGAATATCTCCATCATCGAGTACGCAGACATCGTGCTTGCGTTCTGGGACGGGAAATCGAGAGGAACGAAGTTCGTTATTGACAACTGCCACAGACTTGGTGTCGAGGTCAGAGTTTACATTATGAACTAATAGTTAAGCCGTACATTGTGCATTACGCAGAATGTGCGGCTTTCTGTTAATAACCCGTTGACTTATCACCGTAACAGAGTAAAATGTGTAGTACCAAACGAAAACAGGAGGTACAGACATGACAATTTATTACAACGCACAGGACAGAAAGCCGCTTGTGAAAGCCATCAGCGAGTTCACGGGAGCGGACGCGGTTTATTTGCGAACTCCGACCTACGCTTATCGCATTGATTATTTCACGGTGACCCGCGAGGGCAACCTTGAGTTTGACGACAGAGCCGACAGCGAGGAAATTGAGGGACTGCTTGAGTTTCTTGCAGAGCGCGGATTCATCGCCGAGAATGCCGACACAAGCAACACAGAACCGACAGAAACCGCAAGCAAAGAATTACCCGCAGTCGCCGACAGCGCCGCACACAGCGAAACTGTTGGGCTTATGGTGGAAGTTCCGCTTGAGGGTGCGGCGGTGGAGAACCTCACCAAGCTGCTTGACGCAAAAGGCGGTCTTATCCGCAGAGCCTTAGAGGTGGATAAGCTGCCGATTGAGGTCACGGACAGCACGGTGAAATTCTCGTGGTTCTCCGACTGCGGCGCTGACGAGTGCAAGGCATACACGCATTTTATTTCAGCACTCTGCGAACTCGCCGCAAATGCGAAGCGAGTAACGGCAAAGGAAAAGGAAACCGACAACGACAAGTACGCTTTCCGCTGCTTTCTCCTGCGACTGGGATTCATCGGTTCGGAGTACAAAGCAGAGCGGAAGATACTGCTGAGAAACCTCACGGGTTCATCGGCTTTCAGAAATGGAGGTGCTGCAAATGAAGTTCCCGAGTAAAGAAACAATCGAGCAGTACCGCCGAGAGTACCCAGTCGGCTGCCGAGTTAAGCTAATATCAATGGACGACCCGCAAGCTCCTCCGAAAGGCACAAGAGGTACGGTTCGAGGGGTCGATGACGCAGGAAATTTGCTCGTCCGCTGGGATAACGGCTCCGGGCTGAATGCTGTTCTCGGTGTTGATGTGGTTC